TTCAACTTCTCATAAGACTGCATCAAAATATTACCATATGATTGTTCTTCTTTTTTATCTGTTTCAAGCACCCAACCTTGATTGAGAAACCTGTTCTTACGATATATCTGATTTGGGTGTTCAAGTTGTTTATTGTTGTTCCACTTGAGGATCTTATTCTTGATGCAGTCGAAGGTCTCACGGTTGATATAGAGTTTATCTTCCTCAGGAACATACGACACCTTGCAATGCTTATAATCAAAGTGACTCAGTAGTTCCTCACGGGTCTTATACTTGGTGAGAATATACTGTGCATCTGTTTTAGTATTATTGATAACATCAACAATGTTTTTATTGTGCATGTATGACATCATTTCAGATCGGCGCCATAGCGGCCGCTGCTGGCGCTCGGTCAAGTTGTTATAAACATCAACATCATTGTTCAGAATAAAGATATCAACGTCCTTGAAAGGTGTGTTTTGTAAAACGCTTGTAAAGAAACCACCAGCAATCACGACATTGCGAGTGATACCATTCCACAAAAGGCTACGGGTTCCGATTAGAGTTTTGATATGGTTCTTTGCTTTTTCAATATCATATACTTCATATTCACTAAACATCATATCACCATATTAGAGAGGGAGTTGGGAGGTGTTTGATTTCTTAAGGTAGTGGAGGTCTTCGGCTTCTAATTTTATCTTAGATTTGAGAACGCCAGAGATAAGTTTGGCGGCTGTCTCTAGTTCAAATCCTGTTTCTTCACAATACATGATAACAGCATCGATATAAGGAATGTCTTTCATATAGACCATTTCCTCAATCTGCAAACTGAATTTCTGAATGTCGTCGGGCGTCATACGAACATACCAAAGATGCCTGAAAGAAGCGATATTGTAACTGCGGATGCGATAGTGATTTCGATTACTCCTGTTGCCCAGTATCCTAGAATAGCACCTAGAAACAAACCGGCAAAGGCACAGATATAGACGTTGGCGCTTAGAGCAAAGTTAAACTCACGCATACCAGTGTATTTGTCTTTCTCACTCATAATATATTCCTTTTATTAGCATGTAGAGGCTAGTGCAGCATAGGTCATGATTGGTAGTATTGTAGCAACAAAGATAAAGGCTGTCAAGTAGATTTGAAGGACTTTGATCATGGCTTTCCCCTCTCATTGGTATTTATAATGAAAAAGGGGAAAATCGTGTGCGATGGAACACATAGCGGGCCCGTTCTGTTTCGAGGTGGAGCCCATACCCAAAGGATTACGCTGCTAGAGCGAAAGCCTCATATGCATTGTTGTCGTTTGCATTTACGATTTGCTTTCGGTCTCCTTACGACCTTACTGAATCCTGTCGAACCTGATTCCGGCCCATCATAAGCACTACCCGATTTACATTCCCCCGCATACGTCATTTTCATGGTGCGGCTAATACGCAAGTGCTTATGGTGGACCGGGTGGGAACTGCCCCCACGTCCAAGAAACCTATGTTTCGTCTCTCAACGACCTAAGCATAGTATTTATAACATATCAGGAGTTTTTTGTCAAGCGATATCTTTCAACTATACCTGCCAGCTTATCTTTGTCCGCTTTGTTGCTTATCGTGGCTTGGTTTAGTTCGGGATCATATATGACATTAGCGGTGGGTATCTTACCGTGATAGAACGAGTCGATATCTTCCACGATAAACTTACCCATCTTATACGTTTTCGAGTCTGACGTTAGAATATACAACTCATTATAGACCTCGTCAATATAAATCTCAAACGCATATCTGGTATTATAATGCTCAAGTATCTCCATAATATCCACTGGATTGATATCAATATCGTTTAGCTTTTGCAGTCTGTTCTTACTCTTGAAGTAATAGCCATCGGCTCTTTCTTCTACAATGTCATCAAAGACAACCTGATTGTAAGGTGTGCTAGTATGAATACGACCATCAATGACCTTTGTATCATAGAAGCCTTCTGTAGGATATCCCAGATATCTAGGATCAAACTTATCTACAGTATCCTTATCAAGCCATGTCATGAACACTGGACCACATACCTCACTACATCCAAATGGGCTGTTAATGCTTTGTAGCACACTCTCGCTGATAGCAGCACGCCAGTCAGGACTAATGAATGATAGTATCATAATGTTAGTATTGGGTAGCTTGATATCTCTTGCTCTTAGGTGTTTGATAAACTCATTGATAGCGCCACCACCTGCACAGAATATTCTGGTGATGCCATGCTCAATACAGTCGTTAGTTAGATCGTAGTATTCTTGATAGAAAGGATCTGATTGTAACTCACCTTTGCCACCCATATCAACATAAAAATAGTTATGCTTGCATATGTGTAGTGCAGGTAGAACAAATGATAATGCGGCACCATGATTGAGCGACGAAAGATGCATGAAATGATCCTCAGGATCATATTTCAACACCTCCCAGTTATACGTGCATAGGTCATGGAAAAACTCATGTGAGTGTGATATGAGTTTAGGAACACCAGTAGTGCCGCTGCTATTGCACAATAGAGCAACATCACCCGGCTGGGCTAGTATGGGAGTTTCTTCGTCTGATTTTAGAGTCGAACGCTGGTTCTGCCAATCGTGATTACCATACACCAATACCTTCTTTGAGTTACGACTGAAATGAACTATAGCGGTAACTAGTAATGGAATATGCTCATACGCTGCCAGATAAACAAAGAAGTCTAATGGTAGGTGTGAGTTACTTTTAGGGGCCAGACATTCTCTTTCGTTGTTTGGTCTATGCAAAACAACCACACTCATGCCTAACTCGAAAGCAGCAAACATAAGTGCGGTTGAGTGAATGTCTGAAGGTTCGATACAATAGCCTATCTTATCACCACGCTTGGCTCCATTAGATAGCAATTCTACCTTCCAGAAATTTATAAACTGACACAAATCCTGTTTGGTGTAACTTTCAATCAACACCTTTCTAGGCATCTTGTATGTCACACCACAACGGATAACAATGTCGTCGTTTATCCAGTCACGGGTGATAATCTTATTCACTGTGTCTTTTCTTGTGTCAGCTTATCCAAGAGTTCTTTTGACTTTTTATAGGTAGCGTCTTTTGTTAGACCTAGCTTTTCTTTAGCCTCGATGATCTTTCTTAGGCCTTCATAAAACTGTTCTTTCTTTTCTTCTAATGTCTTAGGCTTATCCATTAATCTATCTCCTATAATGGGGCAAATGTCTTGTTATGTCCGTCTATTGATAATGTGACTGCACCAACATAGTGACATTCTTTTGTTCCTGGGATAGCGAACCCACCTGAACCATGCCAGTGAAATGCAGGAGCGTTACACTCACCACCATTAATGCTGACCAACGAAACATCTATCACCTTCTTCGCTTTACAATGAACAACATGGCTATCTGCCAGTTTCTTCTCACACGAGATATCTTCTGACGCCAATGCTGGTGTGCTAATTAGCATCAATAGTATTTTCAAAATCTTCAATCTCTGCACCTTGTATGCCTCCGGGTCCGTTACTGGCACGGCTTGTTAGTTGTGTCCCGTATAATGCACTCACCGACGGTCGCCACCAAGCAACCAGACAAGCCCAAACTAAGAAACACCAATGCGATTGCTAGATATACTTTCTTCATTTGTATTCCCCTATTTCTTTCTTTGCTTCTTTGATACGTTCTTTACCACGAAGATCCTGAATAACACAGCATTTACAAGATAAGAGTTTATATTTCTTACCTTTGAGATTGATGTTACCAGCTTTACAATGTGTGCCAATGGATCTCACTTAAAGACTGCCCAAAATTCTTTCATTGACATTTCATAGTCTAACACTAACTCTTTACCTTCTGCTAGTGAGTTGACCACTTTCAATATCTTAACTCCTGCTGGATCGTTTTCGATATATGCGAAACGACCATCAGTAGACGCTGCACAACCAACAAGATTGTCATCAGACACATAACAGGTTTTAGATAACTGTTTCATCCCTAAACTGCCTTATCTTACGTGCCAACTCTGGCATATAATCTTTACGATTACGAACAAACACCTGTGGTTTTTCGTGATCAACGGCAATCATAACCACAATCTGCTTGCATTGAACACCTGTCATTTCTTCATACATGAGAGAGTAGCAGGTGCATTGTTCGAAGTAGTTGAGGATCCAATCTTCTCTCTTAGGCTTTAAAGATGTTTTAAAGTCAATAATAGAAGGGACACCATCAAACTCGGCAATACAATCCACCTGACCAGCAAGACCAAGAATCTCGCTATAAAGCATAGTTTCCATGTAATGGACATTATCAACTCTATCTAAGATTGGAACAAACTGACGAAACGCATGGCGCATATCAGGCATCACATCTTCGTCAAGGAACCCTTCCTGATTAGAGATATAAGATTCCATAAGAGAATGGAATTTTGTACCTCTGCGGCTTGCTCGTGCCGAGATTTTGTTCGCTTCTTCTTCGCCGACTTTTTTTCTCCATTTCTCAATAGAGTCGCCTTTGAAGTGAGATAGAAAAGTCGTAACCGATAGGAGTTTAGTACCTTTTGGCGAGATATAAAATCGCTTGCCATTATATTCTTCTCTTTTCAGATTTACAAGAACAGGATCGTTGTGTAGATGCTTAAAAGTTTTCAACAGCCTGAATAGTGGTCATCATAATCTTCGACCTCACCTTTCTTGCCTTCAACGGCAGACTTAGCCCAGTTGCCAAAGAAGCCATTAGCAAACTTCCAGTCGTGCTTACGCACACGCTTGGTGAAGTCACCAGTCGTTAGAGCAACACCCTGGCGCTGCTCTAATGGAATGTTATTCTTGATTAGCACATTGACATATTCTTTTAAGATTAGGACGGACTGTTCCTTGGTATATTCGCTCTTTGCTAACGATTCCGCAAAAGCATTAAATTCATCTTCAACTGTACCTGACATAGGAGCCTCACTTTCATTGTATTAGTATTATATATTAATCACCATCGGAAGTCAAGTCATTTTTCCGTAGTAAATGATCCGCCTTTTAGTCGAGTTTCACCGCTTCCGGTCGTCATCTTCTTATTAAGACGAAGTTTTCCCTCTGGCGTTTCTTTTCCGCCAGCATGATGATATTTCATTTCCTTAGATTTAGCGGAAATCTGTGCGGTAGTTTCCTGACCGTATCTTGACCTAAGACCCTGCATAATCTTTCCGAAATGCTTTGCTTTCTTCGGATCACCAGAGGCGGAAACAACGTGTGACTTTTCCTTAGCAACACCACTCTCACCTGGCTTTGGTTCGGCGTATTGATATCTACCACCAGCAGGTGCATGTTTAGAGATAGCACCCTTCTTTCTTAGACGCTCAAGGTCGCCACTTAGGCTCTTGTCTGCGGTTCTCTTTTGCTTGCGTGACATACCACCACGCTCAGAAGAAACAATGCCAACATCCTGGCCCTTAGAAAGTGGCTCAACAACCTTCTTGCGTAGTTTGTTACCTTCTAGTATAAAGTCTAAAAATGTTAGCATTATCGTGTTACCTCTTCCCAATCCATTGCACCAAAACAGGTGCTAGTATCTGTGCCTGCTGCTATAGCTAGTGTGAGTGGTGTTGCCACTCCTGTGAATGTGTTTCTTTCCAACTGAAACTTGAATAGAGCCTCTTTGAGAACGTCAATTGATGGTGATGCTTGTGTAGATGAATTGACATATCCAGAAGCCATAACTCTACCACCAGTAATAGCGGTACCTGAAATGGTATATTCAACGGCTGAGTCGGCGCTTGCTGGAGTCCATGATGATGTTGTAACCGTGCCTCCAGTTATGACCTGCCAGTTGAAATCTACACCATTACCACGACCTAGAATAGATAGTGCGGTCATAATAACGATAGCGTCCAGTGCTGTTGATTTAAGTCTGATAGACACAACTGGATAATATGTACCTGCCGTTGCCAATGCCTTTGGTGCCGTGATAACTGTACCAACACCTTGCTGTGATCCTCGCAACTCATAACCACCTTCTGAAATAACAGAAGAACAGACTTGCTTCATAGTGCTATTGTTTGCTGTGACGGCTGTATTCTTGATTTCTTGACGCAACGGCAATGATGCTGTGGTCATGTATGTTGATGTTATTAGATTAGCATGATGAAACGAATGACAATGAATTAGCTGACCATCAATAACGAAACCACATCTAACTGTACCAAGACCTAGCCACTCAACATCAATGAACAAAATCTGTGCTTTTGAAATGTCTAGTGTGATACCTGATGGACTTGATGCTACAGGACCAAGCAATGTGTCCATATTCCAGTCGGCTTGATTTACTCTTGTTTCTGTGATTGTGCCAGTGGTGTTTGATCTTTGAACAAATGAAAGTGTAGATCCATCAAGTTCAAGATAGATACCATTATCGGTACCGTAGTAACCAACTCTCTGTCTAAGATTAGGTTTGGCTGTATTCATAACAAATGTGGTTAGGATCTGTAGTGACTTGCCGGGCTGATATGAGAATACTTTAGTTGTCTCTCTAACGACCTCGGCATTAGCAGCCGTTGTGACGTTCATATTAATTAGACCCTCTGTGGAAGAGAAGGCGAACGTAGAATTGCCAGAGGTGTTTGCTGTGTTCCAGAGTCCATTATCTTTGAAGCGATGGCTGGAATCAAATAGAGTGAGAGGAGTAGACATTCTGGCTCGGCCGAAAGCATCAACAGCCATACCCGTAGGATTAGCTGGACCAACCTGATTACCATACTGGTCGGCTAGCATTACTACTTCAAAGAGGGTTTTCTCTTGTGGTAGGTATTGATGTGAGTCTATTCGAAACTGAGCCATAAGTCTACTCCTTTATTCTATCTATTTAGTCATAGCCCCATTTCAGTTTTTTGAATGATATATTCTTTAACGACACCGCTTCTTACAATGTCCTCAATGCCAAACTCAATATGATCGAATGAATCCATACGGCGAGTAACAGCCATCAACTCTTTAATGCCAGTCTTGTCGTGTGGCTTATGCAAGTCTGTCTGTCTGTAGTCACCAGAGAAGATGATACGAGAGTTGTTACCAATTCTGGTCATAACTGTATCGATCTCTGAAAACGTCATATTCTCGCACTCGTCAACAATGATAATTGAGTCGTTAAACGTAGTACCACGTAAGAAGGATGTGGTAGTAAATTCGACTAGCCCCTTTATCTTCAATATGCGATATCCATCACCACGACCAAATAGATCGTCACAAATTTCTTGATAGGGCTGTTCATATACTTCCGCTTTTTGTTTCTCGGTACCTGGTAGGAAGCCCATGTCTCTGGATGGTACTACGGAGCGGATGATAACAACCTTTTTATATATGTCGGATGTTAAAACGTCATTGATTGCCAAATAAGATGACAGGAATGTTTTACCAGTTCCTGCATAACCATGTAGCATGAGATTAGCGCCGGCATAATAAGCATCCCACACTCTTTGCTGATTTACTGTTAGCGGACGAATGTGGCGTAGTTCAAAGTGGTTCTTTTCGGCATGGTTCTCATTAGGCTGGTTATTATTTCTTCTACTCTTGCGTGACATATATTTGCCTTTGTTTTTATCGTTAGGCACATCATCATAACAAAAAGAGGTCGCAGCCTTTTTACGGGCTCGACCTCTAAACTTTTTTGAAGGTGTCTGGTCTGTCAGGTTAAATCTCCTTAGGGATATCCCAACGCTTACTTGCGACGGCCGAAGCCTCAGGCACAGCACTCTTGATACGACCTAATACATACTTTTGGAAGTCGGCTGGGGGTTTGGTTACACCGATATTGACAGGATCAACCATTGTGAAGTTGCGAATGACTTGCTGCAACTGTGGGTTGTTCTTTTCGTATTCATCACGTTCTGCAATGGTCATGGTGTTAGTAAATTCTTCACCAGTCTCTTTGTTCATCCAAGTATAGTTAGGCATTATACATTTTCCTTTGGGTCATATGCTTTGTTATTCTTGAGACCACCATTCATATTAGCACCGAGAAAGTGTGGTGCAGATAGTAACTTTTCAAGATTTGGATTCTCTTCCATAAACTTGTCAAGTTCGGAGATAGACATAAAGGCGTCGAATGTATCTCCCGTATTCTTATCACGAAACGAATATGTTGGCATTATGCCTCCTTCAACCACTCTGGCGCATTGCGCTTTTTCCACTTGTGCAAATGTGCCTTGCCATACTTGTAGTAGTTCCGATAGTTAGCAATCGGATCTTCTGATATGATGTATTTAGCATCCATCGCACTCGGTGGAGTAGTAAAAGCGGTGTTTGTCATATTGTTTGGATGATCAGCAAGCAACGTAAGCAAGCCGCTTGACTCAATCTTATGGACTTTGCCATAACGGTAGGTATATTCTTTACAATGCTCGGCCATATACACCCACAAGAAAGCATAGTTACAATGCGACTCACGAGCCCAAATAGCACACGGGTGATTGACATGCGTAGCCGAATACATAGCAGTCTCACGAGCATCAGGCAGAAGCCAGCGTTTAATCTTACGATAACGAACAGGGGAACTACCAGCAACCGGTTTATTCTCAACATACTGGATGCCGTCAAGAATACGGTGAGCGGTAGACAAGAGTTGGGCACTCTCAAGGATCATCTTGATACAATGAGAATCGACTGCCCACTTGGCACAATTTTCAGCTTGTTCATCGATAAAAAACATATTCATACGAAGCGATCCTTCATAAAGTTGGCCATATAGCAGCGGATATTCTCAGCGCCGACAGGATTAGCTGAATGAACGCCATAGTCAAAGTCATTCAGACATACATCATTATCCATCATCCAATTACAGAGCCATTTGGCAAAGTCATATCCTGTAAATTCGTAAGGAATAGATTTTTCTTTACCTCTGGGACCTGGCCAATTATCATCATATCGAACGTCTGCCAAATCATGATCAAATGAAATGAAGTATGGCATTCCATAGTTCGTAACCATCCACACGGCATCGTGGTAGTTACGAGCAATGCGCCAGTCGGGATGCAGGTCAGGATAACGCAGGTCATCCAGATAGAGTTTATATCGCATCTGCTCTCTCATATTTTAGTTTGTGTTTCAGAATTTCATCGCCACATTTTACACAGATTTCACCAAGACCAGGTCCACTATGACCGCTAATCGTCTCACCGCACAATTCGCAAGACCAAACAGCAGCGGTAACCCAAGCATTAGGGTTATGTGGAATGGTGCGCTTCACCAGTTCATAATAGACGATATCATCGGTCATTTAGGCAACTCCGGTATTTCCATCCAATGTGTAGGTGCATCGCCCTTTACTTGCGCCCATTGTGATCGTTCATTCGTGCCAGAATAATACCATTCTTTCTGCGGAAAATACTGGCGTCCAAATCGTATCCATTTTTCATCTACATTACATAGAAGATATTGTCGGGAACTTCCAGGGTATGTCGCAATTGGTTGCCATGTCATATGTCACGCTTACCTTTCCAGAAAGCAACGATAACAGGAAAACGAAGTTTGCCGTCTTCCGTTTTGTTCTGATACCTCACGGTAACGTCCGTGCCGATATAATCATTAGCATTATACAGCAAGTCCTTGAGCATGTCAAATGACCCACGCACTCCCGAAAACTGTGTCGTTCCATCTTTCAAACGGATTTCCACACGCTTGGCAGCACCTGCCCAGTTACCTTTTCCTTCTTCGATGGAAACGATTTCAAATTCATCGTCCTCAAATTCCTTATGCTTGATAAGGTTCTTGGAACGCTTACCTTCATACAGCGAGTCAGAAACACGAAGCATTTGTCCTTCGTAACCCTGTTCAAGATAGATGCCTAGTAAGTCTAATAGAGCATTATAATCTTTCGCCATGCCGGTAGAAACAACCTTCACTATAGGTTCATACTTGTCACCAAGATACACACGAAGAAATACTAGACGATCTTCATATTCAGCCTTAGAGATTTCGTCATAGACATGATACTGAACCAACTTCGAAGCCTCGATATAGTCTTGGGTTGTTGGCTTAGTCTTGCGAACAAGCGAGATAATCTTTTCGAAGTTATCTCTTAGTTCATGATTATACAGTTCACCATCCAGAATAGCATCAGGGAACTTCTGGAAGAACGGCTCAAGCGCCTCAAGAATATGAGGACAAGAAACAATCGGCTTGCCATTGCGTGACTGCATACCATCTTTGGAGATAAGGCAGCGAACGCCATCAAGTTTCGGTTGTGAGAAATACGGGAACTTGTTATGCTTCTTAGCATCAAACTTGTCGGCTAGCATACACTCAAAGAATTTGGCACCAAAGTAAATAGACTCACCAACAGAGGTGTGATATTTACCCTGGTTCTGTTTCTTTGTATATTCAGACTCAATCTCGGTTAGAACCTGTTCTTCTACCGTCGTAGCATTAGAACGACCAACATTCTTAGCCTCGGGATATGTCCAACCCGAAATTACAATCTTACCACCATCGATACCAGAATGTGTGCGATATCCATCCATACCAACATTATGTTCCATCCACCAAACACGAGTCTGGCCTTTGGTGTCAATCTTGTAAAGTTTCGGGAAGGTAGTCATTAGCAATCCTCTGATAAGATTTCACGACCGACATCCGGTCCCCAATTTACTTCTTTATGGACTTGTTCCGACCGAGCCTTAGCACTGTCAAAGATAAACTTAAACTTCTCCATCGGCTCCCAGTCACTTAGATAACTGTTATCACGGTCAAAGATTTGTAGATATTCGGTTTCAGTAATGACACGGTGATTATAGATATCTTCTGCGATATGGTGCTGTGTTAGTTCTTCCAGTTTACCTTGATATGGTCCACCAGTAATGCTATCAATTACATCATCAACAGCATATTCATTTGGTTCATGGTCAGGCAATCGCACCACATAAGCATGACGGAATGTGGAAACAGTTTCGACTAGGACAAGTTTAGACATTATATCAACTCCGTTCGATCAAGTCAAGCAGTTGGGTGAGGAAACGTTCCTCTTGACCACACTGGCCGACAATACCTTCCCAAACTGGATCAATCTTTGCCGTTTGTGCAAAGTCATGTTTGATACGACGCAGATCAGCCAGTCGGTTATACAGTTTTTCTTTGATTTCGATTAGTGCCGTATCGGCATTCTTAGTTAGAAACTCGGTCATTCTTCCTCACATTTCTTAGAAACTCGATATACTTAGCGAGAGAGATATAACCCTGCTGCAAGAGTAACTCCATTGCAGCAATCTTGCTTTCAATATATTCTTCGTTTGTCATTCTACCACCTCTAGTTTATCTTTATTCACTTTCAATGTTACTTTCTTACAGGCATCAACATTACCAACCAGCTTGGTATAGTCACGACCACCATCAATAGCAACTGGACCGCACTCCCGATAATCATGACGATAACGAGAATAATACACATCATCACCAACCTGAATACCCTCGAAAGGTTCAGTAGCGGTGATGCCATTGGTGATCATGAACTGTTCGCCATTATGATACAAGGCAAAGTAGTTTGAACCCTGCGGATGGGCTTCTTCTGTATAAAAGATGGCTGCAGGAAAGTTCGCCCAGCCATGCTTGCCTTTGATACAAGACTCCATAACGAATGTAGCCTTATACATATTCTCCATCTTGGCGATGCCATCGACCTTTAGAAAGGTACATTCATTATGGATTTTCATTCGTCTATTTCTCCGTAATACCAAGCATCCCAGGTGGCACCAATACATTTGATAAACCAATCAGGTCCAAATATGAGAACACCGACGGTTAGGATCACTCCTAGAAATGCTAATATCAATCGTGCTAGAATATTATATACGATTGTCATTCGTCTATATCCTTTGAAAACATAAATGGGCCAAACTTATAGAACACATAAGGACGATTAGTGATAAACGTCCTCTTTCTCCGTTTGAGAATGGCCCAATACTTCGGATGCCATACGATACCCAAACCGTATTTACCCACATACAAGTGAATACTATCCTTGTTTTGTATCCAAAACATAGATTAGTTACCATTCAGGTTCAGATTGACATTGTTATTGCGGAGATTGTTATTCGCCACATTGTATTCAAAGCAAGCCTTACTATTCGGGTCACCACTTTTCATACACTGACCCATTAGATAACCATTATAGACTACGCCGATCAAACCAATAATAAACACGATAGCGAAGATAAGGCCGAAGCCACCAAAGAAACGATCATGATTCATTTTCTAACTCCATCGATATGAGAGCATTTACTACGATACTTATATGCGGTGCAGGTGCATGAATAACGCTTGAACGGACCCGCAGTTACGACATACTTGTTATCAACGATTGAAACATTATCCCCACGATTTGACTTGTCGACCCAGGCCTGAATAACATCACGCTTATCAAGTATGCGAACCGGAGCATCAATGTCACCTGTAGTGAGAAAAAACTCATTCTCTGATAGCCATGAGGAACGTGGGACAACATGCCCCACATATTCAACCTCTGACGGACTATAAGCAAGCCCATTAGGCTTGAACGCCGTTTTATATCGTAGTTTGACAAGAGACATTAGAGAACCTTCATGTCGATTGTAGCATCAAAGAACGTTTTGATTTCACGTTCAAAGTATTCATTCTTTACACAGCCATCTTTCCAGGCTAAGAAAGAATGATACAGGTTATGTATTTCATCTAGTGTGCGGTGTAGTGCCTCCACATCTTCATCAATCTGACCCTTTTCCAAAACACGATAGCCACGACGCTCGACGTTCTCAATGAGGTCATCAGTGTCGATATCGCTAATGTCGATTTGCACATTGACGTAAGACATGGAAGCACTCCTATTGTTTAGAGATTAGATGCCAAGAGCCTTGAGGTCAAGACCTTCGATGCTATCCCAGTCACGGTCAACATTGAACGAGGTGCCAACTTCACCTGACGTACCAAACTGTTCAGTCACATCGTCATATTCACGGACATTCTTGGGCTTAAACTTAGCACCCACAGCCTTCAACTTAGCAAGATTGGCTGCCTTGATATCAGCAACAGACTTGGAAGACTTAGCAGCAGCAACCTTGCGGGGAGCAGCGGGTGCAGCAGCCTTCTTGGGAGCCTTCACCTTAGCAGCCTTGGGGGCAGCAGGTGACTTAGCCTTGGCGACTTTAGCACCAATGCCACGAATATCAGCAGCGTTCTTCGGCTCGACGGAGCAGGTATAAGAAACGATCTTGCGACCGTCTTTCTGCACAGTGAAGTCAAAGCCGAGCAGACGCAGGAACGTGATATACTTGGCAGAATAGTTCTTAGAAGAACCGGCAGGACGGACAAGGTTGTCGATATCAGACGGGGAGACTGCCTTGCCGAGTTTAATCAAGTGGATGATCGGCTTGACACGACGAGCCATGGTATCAGCGGAACCAGCCCAAGCAGGAATGTTTACATTAGCCATATTAGATACTCCTTTCATCATTATGATCATATAATAGCACGACCGGGAACATATGTCAAGAGAAATCGTATGTAAACACCTGCGACATGTTGTCGCACCAATAGTCTATAGAATGAGTAGAGTGTTGTCATACGATTTGTTGTCATTCAATGCAGGGTGGGAGAGAGTTCATAATCGGTCGCCCATTCATCATTGAAAAACTTGTCAAGGACTTCCTCCACAAATTCTAATTCAATCTTGATTGGCAGCCGCTCATTCACATAATTGAGGACATCGTTATCTGTCATAACGCCTGGCTCACCCATTGCATCATGAATAAGATTAACGGCCTCAATATACAATTCAGACATTTTTGACATCTTCAAGTATATCCTCTATAATCCACATTAGAATACCGACTTTGATCAGCATCGCTTCATTATCGGCTTCATGACCGTTATTATCTTCATAACTGAAATAGCTATGCAGATAGCTTAACGTAGCATCTATATTAGACATCAGAAAACTCCAGGACAAGAGTATATTTACCGTCTGACCACTTTTTCTGTTTTACAACATGCCAGCCGAGAGCAATAAAGTTATTTGCTACACGGCAGACATAACTAAAATCACCAGAGATAATCTTTTGCATATTAGTCCTCCGCATTTTCATCAAATTCATCTATCATTTGCTGCAATGTTTCAGCAGCCTCATAATAGCCACGAGCCTCAGCCTCAATAAGAGCGCATTGAAGTTCTAAGCGATAAGCATCATTGCTATTCATATTGATCACTCCTTAAATGCCAACGAGGTTATCAAGATAAGACTGGTCGACAGAGCCGACGATGCCGACGTTACGGAGCCAGGCATTGATATGCTTGGACGTGGTACGTGACCACTTATAATTCGTGCGAACATAACCCGTGCCAGGCACATATGCAGCGACAGGGGTCTTGTAGGAGAACAGAATAACAGTTCCGTCCTTGAGATTGATCTGGGTCTGATTGGAAGCGAAGTTATTGAGTTTCATGATTTTCCCTTTCTCGATTATGTCTAATCATAACACAACGGAATGGAAGGTGCAAGGGAAATCGTATGACAACAGGTGCGACATGATGACGCACCCTTAGTCTATAGTTTTGGTAGTCTTTTGCGATTGTAGACAGATTTCTTGTCTACAAACACCTTTTGTCTACATTGAGGGCTTCGAAGGGCTTTCGCCACTGGATTTATCGTTTTGCGTTTCATCTTTCTTTCCTATTTCCAGATTGTGTAATTCGATAATGAGATGTATCGTTTGTAGTCTTAGACGATCTGCGCCAAGGCCACGCCAGGTCTCACTCTTTTCTTTTGCATCAATAAGTCGAATAAGTATCTCTCGTTCCTTATTGATATACTCAATTTGTTTAGGTGACAGTTTCATCTTTTGCTAACTCCTGTATAAGGTCTGCAATTTGCCGACAACCTTCTGCATTAGTAACATAGGCCCAATAGGACTTGTCCTCTTTGGTTGCCAGTGTTCGTTTATCAAAGTAGTCGGCAGCGTCATTTAGAAACTTGATTGCTTGTTCTACTGTCATCTTTTATCCCTTTACATTTAGAACCTGACGAAGGCGATGGACAATCTCAACAAGGTCATCCTGTGCAGCCATTACAGCGCCAATGTCCTTATAAGCAGCCGGGCTTTCGTCGATTACATCAACGTCCTTACGGCACTCAATACCTTCGGTCGCCTTGATATGATCTTCCAGCGTGATAGCCTTACGAGCCGCATTGCGGGACATACGACGACCAGCACCATGAGAACACGAACAAAACGACTCCTGGTTACCGAGACCACGAACGATAAACGAACCCGTACCCATTGATCCCGGTATGATACCAAGATCGTCCTTACGGGCACGAACCGCACCCTTACGGGTCACCCACACATTCTTGCCAAAGTGGTTCTCCTTAGCAATATAGTTGTGGTGACAGTTCACGGCCTTTTCATCAGACACAACGAACGGCGGCAAACGCCGGCGCAATACTTCAATTACCGCAACCATCATTAACTGACGGTTAAGAGCGGCAAACTCCTGTGCCCACGATACCGCTTCCACATAATCATCGAACAGCGTCGTGTTTTCTACAAGATAGGACAAGTCCTGATCCGGCAGATACGGCAAGATATGGTAGCGTTCCATTTCACGCTTTGCAGCCTCAATGAAGTATTGTCCAATCTTGTTACCAACACCACGGGAACCAGAGTGTAGCATTACCCACACATAATCGTCCTCATCCAAACACAGTTCGATAAAGTGATTACCCGTGCCAAGCGTTCCCATAAACTCGAAGGTCTTATGTGACGCAATCTTCGGGTGCTTTGCTACAATAGCATCATAGCGGTTTTGTAATAACTTCCACTTAATCATAACACGAGCCGGCACATCGCTCCACGTTCCCTTGTCGTTCTTACCACCGTTATCCGTGCGACCATGCGGAACCACGGACTCAATATGAGAACGAATAGAAGCAAGGTTGTCCGGCAGATCGTTCGCCGTCAATGACAGACGAACAGCCATCATACCACAACCGATATCAACACCAACAGCAGCCGGCACAACAGCACCGACCGTCGGAATAACCGACCCAACCGTTGCACCCTTGCCAAGATGGACGTCCGGCATAACAGCAACGTGGCCAGCAATAAACGGGAGTGCCGCAATATTGTCTAACTGGGTGCGGGCATCAGCCTCGACCTCAACTCCCTCACACCACATCTTTAAGCGACCACCACGAGCGCCATCCACATACTGATATGCCATTTTAATTCTCCTATCGGGCCTCTACATGATTGCCACGGTAATTTAATTCAGTTGAATAATACTTTATATAGCGTTTTACTGCTACACGAGAGATACCACGAAACGTGATATCAGGCATACCGACCATATAGATCGACAGATTGAAAGTCTTAACATTAGCCATTATATATCTCCTTAGAAGTTAGCCGAGTCATCGAAAGCAAAAGGATTTACGTTTTGTGTTTCATCACCATCAGCAAATACCACAATGTCGTTTTCCTGCACCTCGCAGACTGCACGATAATCCCAGAACCTATGGATAAAGTCTGGCTTACCAAACACAGCAACCGCCGTATGATAACGGTCATTTTTGAAACCGACAAAGTGGATTGCATTTGTCATTCAGGCACCATCCAGATTTGAACACCGTTAGCAGCAAACGCTTTACTATACACTACCACACCGACTTCACCCCACAGTTCGGTGTTATTCAACAACTCTATGGTAGGCAAATAAACAGTTTCATCGGTATGAGCATCAGCCATTTTATTCTCCTACTTCAACAACTTCACTGATAGGTGCCGGACCTTCTACAGCAGGATTATCCAGCGTTCGCCCTTCAATACGATAGAACGGGTAATAAGGTCGACTCGGCCATGCCTCCCATGCATCACGAGCCGCTTGAATAGATGAATACACACCTATAGCCCGATCATCATCGGAGTGTGCTTCACATATCAGAAGATATACCCGCATTAGTTCGTCCAATCAATAACGATCCACAGCAAAGTGCCGATAAAGGCAAACGTAGCAACCATACCGAGTGCGGCATATTGCATGACTTTAGTTTCGTCCATCATATGAAAATATCCTCCAGTTCGTCCATATCGTTTATAGTGCCAGGAACAATCCAATATGAAATATCAGTTTCAAGGAGTAGATTGCCAAGGTACTGTGTGAAGCAATACTCACGGGTACCACGTTCATCATATATCGAATAAAACACCGTCATATCAATTCTCCATGTTAGTAAGAGCGATTAACGCAAACGCAATCGGAGGAGCAAACACAACTATAAAGAGAACGATATCAGTCATTATATTTCCTCTCCGCATTCACCGAATTGGTATATTTCGTCCAGTTGAACTTTACGGATATAAACGTCACTATCTTTCAGAGACAATACATACTCACGAGCCTTCACATAACTGGAGAATATGCCCAACAGCGTTTCGCCCTCATAGGCTATAGATAAGATTACAGCGAAAACTTCCATGATATTAACCTTTCACGTTTATAGATTTGCCACGATTGACGCCGCTTTTCGGACGTTTAGCGGGTCGGGCTACTTTGATGACACCCCCATTGTCAAAATAGTTAGTGAGGGCATTGAGTGTGGCCACGTCCAAGCTAAAGGACTTTTTCACGAAACGGGGGTTAGACATGTCAGATTCCTTTCATCGATTATGGACGTATAGTAGCACGGAACGGATCGGTTGTCTATGTGACAGATTGTCGCACCCCTGGTTTACATACGTTTGCTGGTAAGGCCCTGTTTAAGTTTGCGGAGTATCTTGGCTTCGATCTGCCACACACGATTGTCAGAAACACCCAACTCTTCCGCAATTGATGATAGATTTTGATTTTGATAGAAACGACGGACAGCCACAAGGCGCAGCCGAGGCTCAAGACTTGCGATTGCATCTTTTAAAACAATCTGCAAATCCAGTTCATGCATATTGATAAGGTCGAGAAAGATGGGATTAGACATTAGCGCACATCCGTATTGAGTTTGGGCTTACGTTCTTTAATCAATTCACGCTCACGCAAATGGGCAGCAGTCTTGCCACGCACGACCTCGAGGACAGAAACGTTGAAATTATCGGGGCCATACTTGCGAATGGCTACGCACAATTTCCAGTCTTTGCCTTCGGTCAATGCACGGCGGACATGCTTTTGCCAGCGACGGGTGAGGGAGGCGTTGATACGACCTTTATCAACAAAGGTAACACCGATATACTCTCGGCCATTTATAGCCAAGCTATAGATTAGGTGCTTACGGTCGGAACGGGGTTTGCGTTTTGCTTTGATCATGCTCACATTATAGCACGACCAGCGGAACAGTCAACAAAAATCGTATGTAAACAGGTGCGACAGGACGTCGCACCCTAAGTCGTTGATTTCATTATAGGGGTAATTTACCGCTAGATTTTTGACTTACATCAAGCATTTGTGTTGTCAATTGTTTGATGTCGGGATTGACAACACCCTCGGCAGCCTCGGCGATCCGCCTGCCAGATATTTCAAAATATTCCTTCTCTCTTTCAACCCCTATGAAAGAGCGACCAGTTTCTTTAGCGGACACTCCGCAAGAACCCGAACCCATGCAAAAATCCAGAACAGTCTCACCCGGGTTAGAGTATGTCATGATAAGCCAGTTTAATAGATTGGTTGGCTTCTGTGTAGGATGCACCGTCTGTTGAGCAGAGAAGTTCCTGGATGCGTGGAGGATACTCTTAGGGTATCTTGTACCATTGTTCTCTAGTTTGAATGTAGGCTTATTGCCGAAGCCGTAGCCATGTGTATTCTTACCAGAGCCATAACCATTCTCTTTAGTCGTCTCACGATAGTATGGGTTACCTTCTTCCATGATAGGATTATAGGTGCCGCCAGTCTTACGATTGAACACCATAACATTCTCATGGACCTTTAGCGGTCTATGCTTTGCAAGACCGGGAGATCCACACTTGTTCTTATTCCAGACTAGTTCATAACGAAACCAATCTAGTTTGCTGACGATAACAAGACTAGAGAAAGGCTGGCTACCAAAGATAATGATATTGGCAGTAGGCTTGCACATTCTCTCTAGTTCGACCCACATCTTGTTAAAGTCAAGGACCTTGTCCCAATGTATAGACGTTGTACCATAAGGTGGATCCACACACACCAGATCAATAGAGTTGTCTGGTATGAGCGGAAACACATTGAAACAGTCGTCGTTATAGATTTCACTTTTTATAGGCATTGCGATACTTGATACCTTCTAGCATTGAGTCACAATACTTTTCCCAACAGAAAAGCACGCCGTCGATTATAACACGGTTCCAAGCCTGTTCAAAGGTATATTTTTTGACCTTTGTATCATGCTCTTTACGCCAGTTGATTTGCAGATTGTTAGTCGGATTCTTAGCCCAATTTTCAACCTGCTTGACACCACGGAGTGTCACATTGTTCATGTCTGACTTATCAAGGCTCAAGAACCAGTAATCACGACCGACATCTTTCTTGTGCTTAGTGATAAGTTCAAACCACTTTTTATTCGATATAGACTTGGGGAGTTTTTCGATGGGTAGATCGGTGAAGGCCCACAAAAAGCCCAGTTTAGAGAACGCATTATCGGATCCACCGGAACTGGTCTTGATATTCACATAATGATCAACACCCTTTTCGTCGGTAACGATAAGGTCTCCAAACTGGCGTAGCGCCACAGGTCGGACGCTATTTTTAAACTTTTTGTTTTTCAGAAGCCAATTGATAACATTAGCTTCGTCCTTCTTACTATTGACACGACCTTCATCATCATCAGTGACCGCATTGATATTAGCGGTAGAAAGAGCAGCCACGATATCATTGAGAATCTTAGGAGCAGCAGGATTTGACATGATGTATTCCTTCCACGAGAATATGACTTATATTATACACGGATGGAACAGATTGTCAAGCACTTTTTTGTATACATTCAATGTTCGTAAAAATCATCAACTTCATCAAAGTCTTCCGTATGTTCCATCCAGGCTTTCTTGAGATTGCGTAGTGGTCGCTTCTTAGAGACCTCTGATTGTGGTCTTTCTAATCGCTTGCCACCATACTTGCGATCTTCTTCCTGTAGTTCAGCGTAAAGTGGATCAATAGGATTGTGTGACTTATGCTGTTTCATATCATGCTACCTTGTAAAGTTTTAGTCCTTTGAAGCTAAAATTATCTCGCCACACCCAGAAGGATGGTCCATGGCCGAGCGGTTCTTTGAATTGGTGTTGAAACAGATGGATCATTTCGTGTGCTAATACCTCCACAAACATTTTCTTGTTCATAAAGATTTTATCCATACTTAGTTCCGGTGGTTTGTCTTTGTCTTTACCAGTCCAAAAGTTGAAATATGCATGTGCATCTTTGTGTCTTTTGATAGCAATCTTGTGAAAAGGTTCTAGCTTATTACCAAAGAGTTGTTCATTCAGTATGACAAACCAAGTTTCGATATCTTCGATCTTGGGCTTAAATCTTATCTTGTCATACTGCAACTCCTTTAACATCTTACGATTTTGGTAATAATCCTTCGAACGCTTCATTCACGAGTCCTTGTGTTAGATATGGAATTTTTAGATCCTTCTGTAGCATGTTGGTAAACACCTCAGCCTCCGGCGGCTCAAGAGATTCTAAAATCTGGATAAGGAGTTCTGTCCTGCGCTTATCTGTTAAGCCTGCGGGTGCCTTGGGGTTGCCTTCATGGAACAAATATACACGCTGCATTGCGCTTGTCATGTGATCATATGACATACCTGGCGGTACGTCAACCTTTTTGTAGTCAGGAACCTTTGTATTGAATTTAATGTCAGGATGAAATGCGCCTTGTAGAACACTTTTCAATGCCCATGACTCATTCTTCCGCAGCACTCCAATACGTTCCTGCTTTGTCTTTACGGTCTTAAACTCGTTAAGAACCTCATAGATATTCTTTAGTGCCATAGTATCCTCAAAAGTCG